ATGTCATGAACAAGTTACACAAGATAGATTTTTAAAATCTAGAGGTGTGATTAGAGGTCGTTATGCATACTATAGTCGTGATGTATCAAACGAACATTACTATGGAACTACTGCAGATAAATATTTTTGTAGTCAACAATGTAAATTTACATGGCTATCAGTTAACATGGAAAACATCGAACATGGTCGACCGATTGAGTTCATCAGACACAGACGAGAGAGCCATGGTTATGCCAAGGTCAAGAATGATGAGTCAAGGTGGGGACCAGAATATTCTATTCAAAGGGTTGACAATGGACAGTTAATAGACTAGGATAATCCTATTAACAGAAAGGAATAATATGCTAACTACAAAAGAACACGAACCAAACAGAACAGAGGTAAGACGAAATAGATTTAATAACGAGTCTTATCATCTTACTAAAGAAGAGGCTATCATTCATGATAGACTATTCATCAACGAATTAAAGGCAACTTTAGAAGATAAAGAGGCGGGTGTCGACGGCACATCTAAACTATGGGACAAAGTCCGAGCCGATCTAGATTGGTTCAGACAGAATAACGCTGAGGCTTACATGGTTCTGTTAGACTAGGCATCATGGACCCGGGGACAGGCGCCCCGGGTCTACTAGTTATACGATAGAGGTACCAGGCCTCTTCCTAAATTTGAATTTTTTTAATTATTAATATATAGATATGTATATAAAGGGGTCCCAGAGTTACGCATTTATTGCGAGTTTTATACACTTAAAGGCTTAAAATACTTTTGGACTTTTTAAATTAAAGATGTAAAAATTTTTTAGAAAATTTTTTCGAATGCATTATGGATATAGAGAAGTTAAAAAAGTTTGAAAAATTACCACCCGATGTAAAAAGACAGTTAGCCTTATATATGGCTAAATGGAAAGACAAGAAAAAAGAAGCTGATATTAGAGATGATTTTATGGCTTTTGTTAAACACGTCTGGCCAGATTTTATTGAAGGATCACATCACAAACAAGTTGCTAAGAAATTTAATGAGATTGCAAAAGGTAAAGTTAAACGTGTTATAATTAATATGGCACCTAGACATACTAAGTCTGAGTTTGCATCTTATCTATTGCCTGCGTGGATGGTAGGTCGTAATCCTAAATTAAAAATTATTCAATCAACTAACACAACTGAATTATCTGTGAGGTTTGGTCGTAAGGCTAAACAACTTATGGATTCTCCAGAATACAAAGAAGTATTTCAAACAAGATTAAAAGAAGATAGTCAGGCTGCTGGTAAATGGGAAACACAACAAGGTGGTGAATATTATGCTGCTGGTGTTGGATCTGCAATTACTGGTCGTGGTGCTGATCTTTTAATTATTGATGACCCACACACTGAACAAGATGCAATGAATGCACAAGCTCTTGAGAGAACTTATGAGTGGTATACATCTGGTCCACGTCAACGTCTTCAACCTGGTGGAACGATTGTAATTGTAATGACTAGATGGAATGAAAAAGATTTAGCAGGACGATTAATTAAAGCACAAAAAGAAGCTAAAGCAGATCAATGGGAAGTCATAGAATTTCCTGCAATTCTTCCAAACAAAAAACCCCTGTGGCCTGAATACTGGAACCTGAAGGATTTAGAAGCGGTCAAGGCATCTATTCCTCTTTCAAAATGGAATGCACAGTACATGCAGAATCCAACTGGAGAAGAAGGAGCATTGATTAAACGTGAATGGTGGCAGGATTGGGAGAAAGATTTACCACCTCTACAACATGTTATTCAATCTTATGATACAGCTTTTATGAAAAAACAAACGTCAGATTATAGTGCAATTACTACTTGGGGTGTATTTACACCATCTGAAGACAGTGGGCAGTGTTTAATATTATTAGATGCAGTTAAAGATCGTTTCGAGTTTCCTGAATTACGTCGCGTTGCTATGGAGCAATACGGCTACTGGAATCCGGAGACAGTAATTGTTGAGGCAAAAGCATCTGGACTGCCTCTAACTTATGAGTTGCGGAAAATGGGGATACCTGTTATAAACTTCACACCCTCTAAAGGTAACGATAAACATACGAGGGTTAACAGTGTCTCTCCGCTGTTTGAGTCAGGGAGAATATGGGCGCCCAAAGATATGGACTTTGCACAGGAAGTTATCGAAGAATGTGCAGCATTTCCATATGGAGATCACGATGATTTAGTGGATTCCATGACCCAAGCTGTTATGAGATTTAGACAAGGTGGTTTGATTCAACACCCTGAAGACTACGAGGATGAAGAGATGCCACAACAACAAAGGACATATTATTGATGGACGAGTTCATTAAAAAAATTCCAAAAATAGGTAAGATTTATAAATCAATAGATGAAGCTTATGGTGCTTTACTAAAAGGTTTTAGATCAATTAAAAAAAGAGAACCTAATGCTGTTGAAAATCAAATGATCCGAGAAGAAGCTAAAAACAAAATTCAAGCTCAAGGTGATAACATTTCTATTTTAGATGACTATAAAGATAAAGGTATTATGAGTCAGGCTCCAGGAACCAAGAAACCTATTGATGAATTAGAAGACTATACAATAAGTGATGAAGACGTCGTACAGAATCTTGTAGATCAAAAATTCGGTAAAGGTTATTTTGATAATGTAGAAGAAGTAAGCTTTGCACCAGGTATGGACAAAAGAGGTAAGATGGTAAAAGAATCACCGAGTCAAAGACAAGCTGATTTAGATAGACCATTTGTAACTGAAGAAGAAATGTCTGCATTTACATTAGAAGAGAATGCAAGAAAATTAAATAAAGCTAAAGGCTTCATTGATAAGTTAGGTGCTAAAACTACTAAACAAAAATTATTTATAGCAGACTTAGTTGAAGATGCAGGTACAGGTATATTTCAAGATGTAGATATGGGTGCAATTGTTAGATCTAATATGTTTGATGATTTGATTGAACAAGGTATTGACGATGATCTACTCACAAACATTATGTACTCAGGAACTAAATCAGATGACTTTGCAACTACACTTGCAAAGATAAAATCAAACGCTAGAGATGAAGGTGTTGATATAGATGAGACTGTAGATTTTTATGAAAGAGTTTTTGATGAAGTAGCTAGAGTTAAAAAAGCTATGGGCGGCAGAATAGGTTATGCTGAAGGAAATGACGATCCTAAAAAATTAATTAAAAAAATACCAAAAGTTGGCAAAACAGTATCTGGAATAGAATCTTTAAAAAGTGCTATTAGTAAAATCATGAATAAATTTGGTGAAGATTCAATTACTACTGCAGACAAAGTTGATCAACCAGAAAAAACTACACAACAATTAATTTCAGAGTTTGAAGCTAGAAATAAACCAGATGCAATTACTATGGAGTCTAGAGAAATTTTAGATGTACCACCAGTTCCATCCGGATTTAAACTTAGTAAAGAAAAATTAATGACGAAGTTTCCAGAAATAGATGAAAACTTTGCAGATGATATAATGGATATGGATAAAGACACGCAAGGTAGAATTATTAAAATGTTAGAAAACAGAAGATTAGATCCAGAAGCTTATGATAGATTATTAGCAGAGTATGGTGATACTTTAGAATTTCAAGCAGAGTTTGATAAAGTTACTAGAAGAAAAAATAATAATCAAGGCGGTCTAAACTACTTGATGGGACTATAATGTCTGAAGTAAATAAGATAGCAAATTATAATCAAATGATGTCTTGGTTAACAAGACCATCAGTTCCAAAAACCGAAACTAGAGAAGACTTTGCAATAGGTGGTGGTGCAATTGAAGGAGAAGATCTTGGAACACGTGAAGGATTTAAAGAACCTTTAATTAGAAAAGGAAAAGTAGGCACAGATAGAGAAGGACTTTTTGGAGTAAGAGCAACTAATGTAAGTGAAGCAGATAATATTCCAGGGGCTGTAAAATTTGGTAAAGAACAAGTTTATTTTAATACTGAAGAAGAAGCAAAAAACTATTATAAAAATAGATCCAAATATTTTAAACCCACTGTTGGAAAAGATAAAATTAAAAGTGATGACCCCGCAAGACTAAAGAAGATAGATGAATATGTAAAACAATTCGAAAAAGATTATGGTAAAAAACCTACAGCTAAAAATATTAGAACTGCATTAAATGAACAAGCAAGAGTTATAGATATTTATGAAGCAAAATATAAACCACTTCCAAAAGGAACGGCAATTACAAATGTTGATACAGATGTTTTTAAAATTTTAAAAAATCCTAATGTTATTAAAAAATTAGAAGCAGGTAGATTTCCGTCTATTACTGACATAAGTAAGATTACAAAACTAGATCCTGTTCTTTCCGAAACAAGATTAATGGATGTTGCAGAAAAATTAGCAGATACTAAATATGCTAATGTTGCAAAAAATTATTTAGAAAATACAAGTTTAGTAAATCCCGATAGCCCATATGGAGGCTCAAAAGGAAAACGAGCAAGAATTATTTTAGAAAACCGTTTTACAAAAGGTATGGGTTTAGATCGAAAACTTCCCAACATAAGAAATGATATTTTACAAGAAATATATAAAATAATACCTGAGCTTAAAGGAAAGGGTATTTTAGCTGTGGATGAAATATCAGGTCTAACAAGTAGTATGCGAGGAGGTATGAGTCCTTATCCAATATTTGGTCAAGTAACAAGTTCTGATTTTAATACAATTCAAAAAGGTAGAACGATTGATAAAACAAAAGGTATTTTTGAAAAACAATTACAAAAATTAAAACCAGGTGATCCTGAAAGAGCTAAATTAATTAAAAAATATAATGATGAAGTATCTGCATTTGTTAGAGAATCAAACATAGGTAATCCTGCAAAGAAAGTAAAAGCATTCAAAGTTTCTACTAAACCACCTAGTGAAACAATTAAAAACAAAAAGGTGTATAATGAATTTAAAGATCAATTTGATGCTCATTATAAAAAATATGGATACTCTTTTGAGGTACCGAAAGATACAGAATCTCTATTAGATATAAGAGATAAATTAAAAACAAATGAATCTTTTAGAAATAAAGTTAAACAAAATTTTAATAAATTAATAAAAAGTAAGGGTGGTAAAATAGGTACCGCAGCATTTTTAGCAACTGTAACACCCACGGCTTTTGCTCTCGCTGATGAAAAAATAGCAGATGAAAAACCAGTTGAAGGAACAAAAGAAGGTTTACCATATGAAGCAGCATTACCTCTCGGAGGTTATTTGGGAAAATATGCAGTTCCTTTTTTAAAGAATACTGTTAAAGCTATAGGTTCATTACCTGCTGCTGGAACTTTTGCTGCCATGGATATAAAACAAGGAATGAATCAAGGACAAAGTTTTATTGACGCTGCAACAGATCCTACTGTTGGATTAGAATTATTATATCCAGAACTTTTTAAAGGTGCAGGTCCATTAATGGCAAAAGCTGCAAGAGTTTCTACTCCTATTGGAACTGGAATTGCTGTGGGAGGTACTTTAAAAAACAGAGCTAAAGAAATGATGAAGCAAGCTGAAGGTATAACTTCATTAGATGAGGGAGAGGAACAAAGAAGATTAATAGAAGAATATGCTGCTAAAGATTATAAAGGATATTACAATCAAGGTGGTAGAGTAAACTTTGCAGACGGACCAGAAGATCCTAAAAAAAGAAAGTTTATGAAGATCATGGGTGGTATTGCATCTATACCTTTACTTGGAAGATTTATTGATATTGGAACTCAAGCACCAAAAGTAGCTGAAGTAGTTAAAAGAACTGCTGAGGGTGTTCCTGCTTTTTTAACTGACCTTATTGCTAAAGTTAAAGCAAAAGCTGCAGAAAAAGGAACAAAATATTTTACAGGTAATAGAGCAGATGAATTTGCAGACGTTTATCAAGCAGATAATTATGTTGTTACGGAGCAAGGTAATAAAATAACACTTAGAGAAGTAGATGATCCTGACAGACCTGGTTATAGAGAAAATGAAATTGAATTAGAAGTAGACCCTGAAACCGGAGGCGTGACTTACAAAGAAGCAAGCGTAAGACCTGATGATGAAGGCAAGCTTAAAGATGTTGAAGAATACATTGAAGACGAAGATTTAGAAAACATGAGAAAATATACTTATGATGAATAAATACCCAAAGAAACACTTATTGCCTCCTGAGTCCGGACCCCTGCCTCAGGGCTTGAATATTAACTATAATACTGTTAAAACAGTCAAACAATCTGGAGAAAAAATAAATGGCGGATATAGACAAAGCACTTCCCAACGAAGTCAGAAAAGAATTCGAACTTCCTAGTGAAGAAGAAGTTCAAGAACAAGTAATTGAAGAAACTGAAGCACAAGAAGAATCTCTTGGTCCAGTTGATATTCAAGAAAATGAAGATGGATCCGTTGATATAAATTTAGATCCAGCTGCCGCAACTCCTGAAGGCGGTGATGAGCATTATGCAAATCTTGCAGACTTTTTACCAGATGATGTATTAGGTAGATTAGGTTCAGATTTAAATTCTAAATACATGGATTACACTTCTTCTAGAAAAGAATGGGAGAAAACTTATATTCAAGGTCTAGACCTTTTAGGTTTTAAATACAGTAACAGAACAGAACCTTTCCAAGGAGCTTCAGGTGCAACACACCCAGTTCTTGCAGAAGCAGTAACTCAATTTCAAGCATTAGCATATAAAGAATTATTACCGGCAGATGGTCCAGTTAGAACACAAGTAATTGGTTTATCTACACCAGAGAAAGTTCAACAAGCATCTCGTGTTAAAGATTTTATGAATTATGAAATCATGGAAAAGATGAAAGAGTATGAACCAGAGTTTGATCAAATGTTATTTAATTTGCCATTAGCAGGTTCTGCTTTTAAAAAAGTTTACTATGATGACATGGAACAAAGAGCAGTATCAAAATTTGTTCCGGCAGATGATTTAATTGTTCCGTACACAGCTACCTCATTAGATGATGCGGAAGCAATTATTCATCGTGTTAAAGTTTCAGAAAATGATTTAAGAAAACAACAAGTCGCTGGTTTTTACAGAGACGTTGATTTAGGAAAACCAACTGTAGGTGAATCTGACATTGAGAAAAAAGAAAGAGAGTTGGAAGGTACCACTAAATCAAAAGAAGAAGATGTTTATACTTTATTAGAATGTCACGTGGATTTAGATCTAGAAGGTTTTGAAGATGAGAATCCAGAGACTGGTGAGCCCTCAGGAATTAAAATACCTTACATCGTAACTTTAGAAGAAGGGTCACGAG